CCTCTTTTTTATCCCTAACCCAGAAAAACGACCCCGCGAAAAATGGAAAAGAAACGACGCTCACGATCAGATACTTTAACTCAAAAAGTTGCTGTTTTTCAAAATGCCGCAAAAGAAATTGAGCTGCCCGAAGGTGTCGAATTACGCACTCAAGACGAGCTTATTATTTGGAAGCACTTCACGCGTGCGCGCGCGAGGGACGCATGGCGAGATTTTGATCTTGTGCTGCTAGCAAAAGCCGTTAGGCTCGAAGCTGACATAAGACGCTATCAGGCCATGCTCGATAGCTCTGGCCCACTCATCAAAAACAAGCGCGAGACCTTGATCGAGAATCCGCTGCTTCGGGTTATCGATACCCTACAGCGTCAACAGCTCGCCATCATCCGCTCGATGTCGCTCAACCAGACAGGCCTAGACGCTCGGTCTATAAACGACGCGGCAAAGGCAGAGAAAGAAGCCTTCGACGCACTCAAGAACTTTGGGGCTGAATCCTTGCTGGCCTCACCGATAAGGCACTAACGCATGTATGAACATCAAATCGTCAAGATCGACGACCTTATACCCTACGCGCTCAACAGTCGCACCCACAGCGAGCAACAAGTCGCGCAGATAGCAGCAAGCATTCGAGAGTTTGGCTTCACCAACCCAGTCCTGATCGACGACCAAAACAACCTTATAGCAGGTCATGGTCGTGTCTTGGCAGCTCGCAAGCTCAAGATGTCAGAAGTTCCGGCGATCATTGTCACCGGCCTTGATGAGCGTAAGCGCAGGGCACTAATCATTGCCGACAACAAGCTAGCCTTAAACTCAACGTGGGACGAGGAAGCACTTAAAGTTGAATTAGAAGATTTAGCTAGCGACTTTGGTCAACTTATTGGTTTTTCTGAAGAAGAGCTTGTGAATATCTTAGGAGAAGCAAAACAAGAATTTATTGACGATTTCAAAGATATTGGCGAGACTAACTTAGAACACAAATGTCCTAAATGCGGGTTTGAGTTTAATGAATAAATACACAATACCGTCTACTAAAGAAATAAAGAATTTAATTAGTACACATAAACCTCGATTCGAGGTTGTTAGTTTATTTGCCGGTGGGGGAGGATCGTCAACAGGTTACAGAATGGCTGGCGCTAAAGTTATTGCAATTAATGAATTTATACCTGAGGCTATAGCAACATATTCATCTAATTGGCCTGACACTACTATTATCCCAGGCGATATTAGAAAATTGCATGCGAACGAAGTGCTAAGAATGATAAATAAAAGCCAAGGTGAATTAGACTTGCTTGATGGTTCTCCGCCCTGCTCTGCTTTTTCTACAGCAGGAGCTAGACAAAAAGGATGGGGTAAAGTAAAAAAATATTCAGATGCGCAGCAGTCTAATGTAGAAGACCTTTTTTTTGAATATATAAGAATGCTAGAGGGCTTATCACCAAAAACATTTGTTGCTGAAAACGTTTCTGGATTAGCTAAAGGGGTTGCAAAAGGCTACCTTAACGAAATCCTTAGAGGATTAAAAAACGCTGGATATATAGTTGAGTGCAAAATCCTTGATGCTAAATATTTAGGAGTGCCTCAATCCAGGGCAAGAACTATATTTGTAGGCGTAAGAGAGGATTTGTATAAATCAGAATATAAAGGAAAGTTACACCCTAAGCCTCAACAAAACATCGTTAATCTTGAAGATGCTTTTATTGGCTTGCAACTATCAGATAGCGATAGAGATGAAACAAATATAAATAGGTTTGCTATTCACGCGGAACTAAAAAAACTAGCCAAGGGTGAGCAATCTACAAAGTATTTTCAGCTAGTAAAAGCAGATCCAAGAAAATATTCTGGATGTATAACTGCCACTTCTGGAAATATAGGGGCTGCAAAAGTATGTCATTGGGATAATAGAGCTTTCACAATATCAGAATTAAAAAGAATAATGTCTGTACCCGACGATTACATCTTAACAGGAACGTATCAGCAAAAAGCCGAAAGGCTCGGAAGAATGGTTGCTCCATTTATGATGAGGGCAGTAGCTAACAACCTATATGATTTAGGAGTATTTAATTGAAAAACATACCAACCGATTGGACTTTTAAGTCTGCAAATGTTGTCAACCAATTTGACCAACACGTTAGAGAGCAGCTTCCGTGGTATGAATTAGCAACAGGACTTGTGGCTCATATAGTTAGACACTATTTGCCGGAAAATGGGCTTATATATGACATAGGCGCATCAACAGGGAATATTGAGCGATCTATTGCTAGCGTCTTAGAAAAAAGAAAAGCTACTTTTGTTCCTATTGATAATAGCGAGGAAATGGCTAAGAAATACGCAGGATCAAGCAATGTAATTATTTGCGAAGCCGACAAATATGATTATGAGTTTTTTGATATGGCTATCTTATTTTTAGTCCTGCAGTTCATGACAATAGAATCAAGGAAGAGCTTGTTAAAACAATTAGTATCAAAAATCAAACCTGGTGGCGCTATTATTATATTTGACAAAATGATTGTAGACGGTGGTTTTGCATCTACCGTATTGAGAAGAGCCACTATAGCCGGAAAAGTAGCAAGCGGAACTAGCTCAGATGAAATAGTTGCAAAAGAGCTCAGTCTTGGAGGAGCGCAAAGACCATTGCCGGATAAGTTTTACCTAAATACAATTTCAAGCTCATCGCCTATAGAAATATTTAGATTTGGAGAATTTGCTGGTTACTTGATTGAACGTCCTGAATGAAAAAAATAAAATCGCTAACAAGAGGACAAAAGGTCATCGCCTTTGTCGAAACCTATCTTAAAATTCCCGAAGGCGAGCACGTCGGCAAGCCTATGCTATTGGATGACTTTCAAAAGAAGTTCATTCTTGCGATCTACGACAACCCAATCGGAACCAGACGGGCTTACCTAAGCATTGCTCGCAAGAACGGCAAGTCAGGGCTAATTGCAGGCATTTTGCTAGCTCACATATGCGGTCCAGAGGCTAGGCTCAACACTCAGATCGTCAGCGGCGCTATGTCACGCGATCAAGCCTCGCTAGTTTTTAACCTTGCCTGCAAGATGATCACCCAGAGCAGAGAGCTAGAGCAGCTCGTTCGCATCGTGCCATCATCTAAGAAGCTGATCGGGCTTGCTCGCAATGTCGAGTATCGGGCTTTAGCAGCAGACGGAAAAACAGCGCATGGCCTAAGCCCTAGCTTGGCAATCCTTGATGAAGTTGGGCAGGTCAGGGGGCCAACGTCCGAGTTTATCGACGCGATCATTACCAGCCAGGGAGCACATGCCGATCCTTTGCTAATCGCTATCTCTACGCAAGCGCCAAACGATAATGACTTATTCTCAATTTGGCTTGATGACTATAAGACCAGCGGTGACAAGCGAATCGTTTGTCACCTATACGCAGCCTCAGAAGGTTGCGATTTACTAGACAAAGATCAATGGAAAAAATCAAACCCTGCTATTGGAACCTTTAGAAGTTTCGACGACGTGCAAGAGCAGGCAGAGAGAGCCAACCGAATGCCTAGCTTCGAGCCAACCTTCCGAAATCTGATCTTGAATCAAAGGGTTGAAATGGTTTCTCCGTTTATATCTCGGAAGGTATGGGAGCAAAACGGGGGTGAGATTGATTACTCAGCTTTTTATGATAATCCTGTCTATTGCGGTCTTGATCTGTCAGGCAAGAATGACTTGACTAGCATGGTCATGATTTGTAAGCCAAGTGATAAATGGCTTGTGTGGCCTGTTTTCTGGACTCCAGAAAAAGGATTAGCAGACCGAGCACGAGCTGATCGTGCGCCTTACGACGTGTGGGCTAAAGAAGGCTTCATTAAGACAACACCAGGCGCAAGTATTGACTACGAGACGGTTGCAAAGGACATTGCAGAGATACTCGGAGATGTTTCCATCGAGTCCGTGGCCTTTGATCGCTGGCGAATTGACCTTTTAATCAAGGAATTCAACGAAATAGGCGTAAAATTGCCGCTAATTCCATTTGGTCAAGGCTTTCGAGACATGGCACCAGCAATTGACGCGCTCGAAACAGCTCTGCTCAACGAACAAGTTTCACACGCTGCAAACCCTGTTTTGACAATGTGCATGGCTAATTCGAGGGTTGAAAATGACGCAGCAGGTAACAGAAAATTGAATAAAACTCGCGCTACTGGCAGAATAGACGGGGCAGTTGCGCTTTGTATGGCCTTTGGCATCGTTTCAAAGCAAAACGACGAAGAAGAAGGCGATTTCGAAGGGTTTTTGGACACACCTCTTGCACTGGCGTAAACAATGGCGACACTTTTTCAGAGCTTGCGACGCTGGTTCGGTAACGTAGGATCAACCGGACAGCAAGAGGGCATCCAATACGGCGAGCCCTTCACCAAAGTATATGACATCAACAAGGATTATGGGATCGACGGAGCTTTGCAAGTCTCAGCGGTTTGGGCTTGCGTTGAGTTGCTTTCCGACAATATCGCTTCTTTACCCTTATTTGTCTACGAACGCGAGCCAGGTGCGGACGGTCATAAGAACCTAGCCAGGGGCACAGAGCTTTGGAAGCTGCTTCACGACAATCCTAACCGTCGGAACACGCCGATGGAGTTTTGGCAGTTCATGACGCTGAACTTTATCTTGCGAGGCAACGCTTACGCTCGCGTAGTTCGTAACGCAGCAGGCGAAGCAATCGAATTGCTACCGCTAAGCAGCGATCAGGTCGAAGTTGAGGTCGATTCAACCGGCAAAGTCATTTACAAGTACAGTTTTGAGGGCAAGATCATTGTTTACGACGAGCGATCAATCCTGCATTGGAAGGACAAGGGCAACGGCATTTATGGCATGAGCCGCTTGGACTATATGCGAAGCTCGGTCGGCGTTGCTATCTCATCGCAGAATCACACTGAGCAGGGCTACCGCAAGAGCGGCAGGCGGCCAGGTGTGTTTATGATCGACAAGCTACTCACCCAAGAGCAGCGCGAGAAGATCAGAAAAAACTACTCTGGCCTAGTTGAAGGATCAGACGATGACCTTTTAGTGCTCGAAGCTGGCGCAAAGTTCGAGCCATTGAGCCTTTCTCCGGCTGATTTGCAGCTGCTTGACACTCGGAAGTTCGCAGTCGAGGACATTGCTCGCTGGTTTGGGGTCTCAAGCGTGATGATTAACGACACAGCCAAGACAACCACATGGGGCACAGGCATTACGGAGCTGATCGAGGGTTTTTACAAGTTCAGACTTAGACCCATGCTCGAAGGGCTTGAGCAGGCTATTGAAAGACGCGTATTAACGCCAGGACAGCGCGAGAAGTACACGGTCGAGTTCAGTTTGGACGCAATCTTGCGCGGATCGTTCAGAGATCGCCTCGAAGCAGCATCGACCGCGGTCAATAACGGCCTTATGACGCGCAACGAGTACCGACAGCTTGAGAATCTACCGCCAAAAGACGGCGGAGACATTTTAACGGTGCAGTTAGCACTTACAAACCTAGAGAACTTGAGTGTCAATCCCAACCAATGAAATGGCGCGAGAAGCCCAACGAGGGCTTGATTGGCGCAGCGAATACGGCAGAGGCGGCACTGAGGTAGGCATCGCCAGAGCCCGTGACATTGTGAATAAGCGCGATTTGAGCGAAGATACGCTCAAGCGCATGGTCAGCTTCTTTGCAAGACACGAAGTTGATAAAGAGGCTGAAGGATTCCGCGAAGGTGAGGATGGGTATCCGTCTAACGGGCGTATAGCCTGGGCATTATGGGGCGGTGACCCTGGGCAGTCCTGGGCGAAGCGTAAACTCGCGGAAATCGGAGATGAAAAAATGATACGTAAGGCAATTAACCTCGATTCGATGTCCTTAAAGTTCGCTGGCGATAGCGGGTTCGAGGGCTATGCGTCTGTTTTCGGCGGCGTTGATAGCTACAACGACACGATCTTGCAAGGCGCTTACAAGTCTGTCATTGACCGCATCAAGGCTGGTGCAGCTCGTATGCCTAAGATGTTTGTCAATCACAAGTCTTGGGATGTACCAATTGGCAAGTGGATCAAGATGGAAGAGGATGAACACGGCCTATACGTCAAAGGCGAGTTCACTCCAGGCATACCAGAGGCGCAAGCAGTCAAG